AGTTTTAATTTTTGTAGAAGAATTTTACTCTTAAAAGGATAATAATATGAATAACTTACAAGCTAGCGTTTCAAGCGGACTCAGTGTAGATACCTGGAAAGTTGGACCTTCTTCTTTGGATATTGATAACCAGCTTAACACCGTGAAAACAATCATGGTTGTACGGCAAGGGGCGTAACGTGGCTTATAACTTGCTTAGACCTGTGGCCCTCTTCTCCAGCCTCTCTATGGCCACTAGCCAGACGAGCAGGGCGGTTGAGATTAAGAATCAGGATAATATTGGCCTTCAGGTTACGTGGGCAGGCGCCCCTACCGGGGCGTTTAGTGTCCAGATTTCAAGTGATCACATAGAAGACATTGAAGGCAACATTCAAGTAGCAGGTCATTGGGTTACTTTGCCTCTCTCTCCCGCCGTCACTGCGTCCGGTACCCCCGATGACGCTTACATTGACCTTAATCAAATGTCGGCTCAATATGTCCGTTTAGTGTATACCGCGGCGTCTGGGGCGGGCACTATGACGGCACTGGCAGTCGGTAAGGGAGTCTAAAATGAGTCAATATAGCCTATACCCTCCAAAAACAGGCGGCGGCGGAGCGGGAACCTGGAAAACTCCCGTAGCTACGGCGGCGGCTTTGCCTGTAGTGGGCAATGTTATAGGCGACGCTCGCGCGGCGGCGGACACGGGCGTTATTTACGTTTGGACGGGGGCTAGTTGGGATACGGCGGTGGCGGGCGTAGGTACTGTTACCTCTGTAGGCTTGTCTGCTCCAGGATCAATCTTTAGCGTCTCTGGCAGCCCCGTAACGGGCGCAGGTACCCTAGCCCTTGCCTTAACTACCCAGGCCGCAGGTACCTTCCTATCCGGCCCTGTATCGGGAGGACCTTCCGCGCCTACGTTTAGGGCATTGACTGGCGCCGACCTTGCAGTTGGGACACCCAACACCGTTGCTGGGTTCGGAGGAGGCGGCGAGTTAGAATCTATCCCTAACTGGGCGGTGGATACGGTTAGCGGTGGATTAGATCAACAGCTTACCGAGCAGCCTAACGATTTCAATACCGGGTATAACGTAAATAACTTACAAGTAAACTTTGACCCTCTTAAAAACTCCCCCAATGACTCTTGGACCTTAAGCAATGTTTATGCCAACTTCGATGTTAATAGTTCAGGGTTTACGCTTGGCACCAACACCAACGCCGCTATTTTAAGGAACAACTATTTACAGCACTTGGGGACGGGCAGCGTTGGCGGGTTAATTTTTAACAGGAACAGTGCTAACCTTGGCAACGGTGTAGACCCAATTTCAGTTAGAGGTTTGTTTTACAGTGCAGGGTTTGGTAATGTCAATAGCGGCGTCACTATGACTCAGGCGCTCCAGGGCTATAATTTACAGGTACGTTTTAATCCCGGCTCGGTCATGCAGGGAAACGTCTTGGCCTATGGCGACTTTTGTAACTTTGAGGTAGCTGTTCCTGGATACCAAAGTTTTGTGGCGGCGCCTCAAATAGCGGAAATCTCTAACAATTCCAACTATTTAGGCGTTAATATTGCGCCTACTATTACCACGTTTACGGGTAATGCTGGGTTTACGGGGGTTAACATTAGCCCCCAACTGGGTACTCTTGATACTGGAAACTTTCAAGGCATTACAGTTAACCCTACGATTGCATTAAATAAAACTCAAGCTTTGGGGCTCAATGTTACCATGGCGGGGGTAACAAATTACGTTGGGGTTAAATCTTCTCTTGTAGTTCAGGATTTAACGTATCAATTCAACGCCTTCCAAGACAACGACTACTACACCCTTGAGTACGCCAATGACGGCGTTGCGGGAGCGGAAACATTTACAGTTGGCGGCGGCAGCATTGTGGGTCACATACAAAGCGGAGTGTCTACCGCAACGCAAATCAGGGCTGCCGCCATTCTAAACGTCAATATATTTGGCGCGATTACTGTTACAATATCTGGTACGGGCAGCACCGCGCAAGTTACGGCTGCCCCTGTTAACTTTACAGGAGGAGAGGACCCCGGAACCGCCAAGGCGGCTCAGTTTGACGGTGATGTTCAGATTAACGGCGCCCTCAGCTTTACTGGGGCGCTATCTATTGGGGCGCTAACCTCGTTTGCCCCCTACACGGTAATGAGCGGTACCGGGTTCGCCTCGATTGATTCGCTTATCACACAGCCAAATGTTCCAGCTAACGCCGTAATCACGGGTACGGACCTTCTGGCTATCAACACCGCCATGTTGCTCAACATTGGAGATAATGCCTCTGTTACCTCTAACTTCCTAGGCTTTGCCGCTTTGGGAATGCCTACCGTGCTCAGTATGGGCATAGGGTCTACCATTGACCTGGTAGCGGGCGCGATCTTTGCTGTTAGCTTAGATGGATCGGCAACGGGAGGAATTGCGGATAGACTTGAACTGTGCCGGACGCTCGCTATCCCAAACGGGGTTACAGTTGTAAACAACCTAGTGGGATATCAGTTTGATTTGCCTTTTGGAGACCCAGGAACCTTTACTTGGGGTTTCTACTCTAGTCCCGTTACTGCCCACAACTTCCTAGCGGGGGACCTAAAGGTGGGCGGCGTGGACTTACCGTCTAACTCTAGCGTGGGGATTGAACTAGAGTCTACGACTAAAGCAGTACGCTTTTCTAACATGACTACAACTCAAAAGCTGGCCCTTACGGCACTCCCGGGCATGCAGGTATTTGACACTACTTTGACTCAGATGAGCTACTACAACGGAACTACTTGGATTAACTTTTAAAGAGGTTTTATGACACTAGAGGAAGCGAAAGCGCATTTGGAAGCCGTGAAACTAGACCCTAAAAAGGGTGTAGAAGACAAAGATAAGACTATTAAAGCCTTACAACTTGTAAGCGGCGCATGGGCGAAAATATGAGCGCTATTAAAGGCTTAGGGATTGGTATTGTGACAATTTTTGCCCCTATCCAAGCGGCTTTGATTGTAGCTTTGTGTCTGGTTGTGGCGGACTTGATCACGGGGGTGATTGCAGCTAAAAAGCAAAAAGAAGCAATTACTTCTAGCGGAATTAAACGAACTGTGGGTAAAATAGTACTGTATGAGCTTGCTATTTGTCTTGCTTTTCTTTGCCAGCAATATCTCACGGGGGATCTATTCCCCGCTTCTAAGCTAGTGACGGCTTTGGTAGGACTTACCGAGCTTACTAGTATTTTGGAAAACCTAAACGCTATTCACGGTGCCCCCGTGTTTAAGATTATACTCGATAAGATCACTAAATCTAAGGAAAATCTAGAAAAATAAGTTTGTAGGGTAAAATTAATGTTAAAAATTGTGTTATTTTTGTATGTTTTTCTCTTTTCCTTCAATTCTTTTGCGTTGCAAGTAAAAGCCAAAAAAATTAACTTAGAGCTACGAACGATTAAAATCGCGCATATTCAAGGAGAAATAGACGACATCTCCGCTACCTTATTTGAAACAGAAGTGATTCACACTGCGAATGTTCCGGGGCCGCGCCTTGTAGTGATTAACTCCCCTGGTGGGCATGTTGATTCGGGAGAGCGTATGATTAGGGTTATGAAAGCCGAACAATCTCGCGGTGTTAAATACGTGTGTGTGATTGTAGGCGACGGCGCTAGTATGGCGTTTAACTTTTTTACTCTTTGCGATGTTAGGCTTGCAGTAAAAACCGCTCATTTTCTATTTCACAAAATAGCCCTTGCAAAAGAAGGCATCCCGTCCCATGTAAGGCTAACGGCGCAAACATTGAGGCGGGTTGCTGATATGCTGGACGCAGAGGACGAAAAATACCGGATTGGTAACGCTTTTGCCTTGAGTCTGTCTCTTAGCGTGTATGATAATCTGGCGGCGGCAGATATCGAATGGAACACTTCTGAGTTGTTAAACAACGGTTACCTGCACGGCGTAGCAACTCTTGACTAATGCGTAAAATTAACATTGCTGGAGTTGCCCTAATTAAAGAGTTTGAAGGATGCAAGCTAGAGGCGTATAAATGCCCTGCCGGTGTGTGGACTATAGGGTATGGGCATACGGGGGCAGAGGTTGTAAAAGGATGTAAAATTGACCTCGACACCGCTGGCGAGATTTTAGATAAAGATTTGACCAACTTTTCCGTGGGTGTAGATAAACTAGTCACTAACAAAACTATTACTTCTAATGAATTTTCCGCTATGTGTTCGTTTGCTTTTAACGTAGGTCTAGGCAATTTTAAAGCTTCCACACTGCTTCGGTGTGTCAATAAGTTTAACACTGCGGGGGCGGCGGGGGAGTTTATGCGTTGGAATTTAGTTCGGGGTATTATCTCTCCTGGCCTGGTTAGACGCCGCGAAGCTGAACGCGCTTTATTTGTGTCTTAGTGGCGGCAGCCGCATCGAGTTAATGCGCCTTCGCAGCGAGTAAGGCCGCTTAGATATACTCTTTCCAGGTATTCGTAATGGGCGGCAACACCCCCTAACGTGTGTCCAATCCATAAAGTCTCTGATAATAAGAGTAAAAGAAGTACCAGTCTCACTCCTGCTCTTTGCCTGAGATATCGCCGGACACGCGGGCGTGGCCGGACACTTCGGCGATGCCGAACACGCAGGCGTTGTCGGACACGTGGGCGTTGCCGTACACCCATGCGTAGCCGTACACACGGGCGTTGCCGTACACGCAGGCGTAGCCGTACACTTGGGCGTTGTCGGACACTTGGGCGTCGCCGCACACCCATGCGTTGTCGTACACTTCGGCGTCGCCGGACACGTGGGCGTCGCCGTACACGTGGGCGTTGTTGGTCACACGGGCGTTGCCGAACACGTGGGCGTTGCCGAACACGCAGGCGTTGTCGGACACCCATGCCTCACCCGTTACCTGGGCAGATTTACCAACAAATCCACCTTTGTCTCCAACTTTAACCCCATGGATAAAGATATCCTCAATAGCTTCAATGCGGTAAATAGTTTCCCCGTAGGGGGTAATCCTAGTCTCGTCTGTAAATTTAAATTTCACTCCTGCTCCTTGCCTGAGATATCGCCGTACACCCGTGCGTAGCCGTACACTTGGGCTTTGCCGGTCACTTGGGCGTAGACGGACACTTCGGCGTCGCCGTACACGTGGGCGTTGTCGGTTATGAGGGCGTTGCCGAACACACGGGCTTTGCCGTACACTTGGGCTTTGCCGGTCACTTGGGCGTAGACGGACACTTCGGCGATGCCGTACACTCGGGCGTTGCCGCGCACTTGGGCGTCGCCGAACACTCGGGCGTTGCTGCGCACTTGGGCGTTGCCGTACACGTGGGCGTTGCCGTACACTCGGGCGTCGCCGTACACGTGGGCGTTGCCGTACACTCGGGCGTCGACGAGCACTTGGGCGTTGCCGCCCACACGTGCGTTGCCGTACACCCGTGCGTTGCCGTACACTAGGGCTTTGCCGTCCACGTGGGCGTTGCCGTACACTCGGGCGTAGTCGAGCACTCGGGCTTCGCCGTACACCCGTGCGTTGTCGGACACGATGGCGTGGCCGGACACTCGGGCGTCGCCGGACACGTGGGCGTCGCCGTGCATCCACACGTTGTCGGACACGCAGGCGTTGCCATACACTTGAGTGTTGTCGGTCACACGGGCGTAGCCGAACACAAGGGCTTCGCCGTACACCCACACGTTGTCGGACAAGTAGGCGTTGCCGTACACCCGTGCGTTGCCGGACACCCATGCATCACCAGTTACCTGAGCAGATTTACCAACAAATCCACCTTTGTCTCCAACTTTAACTCCCAGGCTAGGGATATCCTCAATAGCTTCAATACGGTAAATAGTTTCACCGGAGGGGGTAATCCTGGTCTCGTCTGTAAATTTAAATTTCATATATTACTCCTGCTCCTTGCCTGAGATATCGTCGGACAC